CCGTGATTGGGTGCATTTCGATGAAGAACCTCCCCTGTCGATCTTTAACGAAAACAGGGCACGGTTGATTGACACGGATGGTGATTATTGGATCACTATGACGCCAGTCGAAGGCATGTGTGTTGATGAAGAGACTGAGGTCTTTACGTCAGATGGGTGGAAACGGTATAACGATCTCCGTGTCGGAGAGACGAAAATAATGACCCATAATGGGTTCCATACATTGCAGGGTCTTTATGTTGATAATGAATATGAAGGTGAACTTAAAACATTTCCCAATCTGAATACTTTATTCACTCCTGGGCATAAATGGTTTACTTCGGAAGGACTTGTTCCAGAAAATGAGTTAGTTAAAGGAGACAAACTTCAACTAACCATTGATGGGTTTAATCCTCACATGGCCGAGTATTTTAGTGATGCTCTTATGGAAATAACGGGTCTGGTGATAGGCGATGGAAGTATCCCTATGGACAGTAATACGAAAGTAGTGCTGTACCAAAACCAACTTGTTAACGGACCTATATGCGACAGATTTGAAGATTTAATGGAAGGTCTTGGAGGAACATATGGTATAGGTAAACATGGTGAAAAACCTGATAATTTGCGTTTTACCATTAGCGGAGATGTAGGTCGCCACCTTCGATCCTTACTGAACCCAGATAAAACCCTTAAATGGAATGTGATTCCTCACCTTACTGAAAGTAATATTCATGCTTTAGTAAAAGGCATAGTGGATTCTGACGGAACTCGTCGTGATAACGGCACTCAAGTTATTACAGGTATTTATAAGCCTTTAATAGATCAATATATGGCTTTAGGTGCCTTAGCAGGGTATTTTGTCAGTGTTAATTCCTATGTAGATCATCGGAATACTGTTGTGTATAAAGTTAATCTGATACAGAACTATCGTATGCAAGCTACTTCTGTCGTTTCAGATGAGTCTTACATGGGTACAGTATGGTGCCCTAATACTCCACATGGTACTTTCCTTGCTCGGCGCGATAATCAAGTCTTTATTACAGGTAATACATGGGTGTATGACGATTTATTTGAGGGCCATGTTAATAATGAAGATTCCCCTGTCGAGATTATTCAAATACAAACTAAAGAAAACCCGTATTTATCTCAATCGGCTATCCAGAAATATCGTGACAGTATTGATGAAGACGAGGAGGCTATTCGCCTATCGGGTGAATTCGTGCAAATGGGTGGCCGTATTTACGGTAATTTTGATCCCACGACAGGCGGGGAGCACGTATTAAAGGAACCTATCAGTAATCCTTCTAAATACTTCAAGGATTGGCTGTGGATTATGGGTCTGGACCACGGTCTTAATAACCCTACAGCCGTCGTGTGGATTGCCGTAGACCCAAACGGTTTCGCTATATTGTTTGATGAATACTATGAAGCCAATAAAACGGTGGATTATCATGCTGCCCGTATCCAACAGAAAATACAACAACATGGCCGAGCGCCAGATATTAAAGTGGCAGACCCTAGTGTGACACAGAGAAATGGAGTTACAGGGACGAGTATTCACCAAGAATACGTGAAATACGGGATTCCATTCACTTTAGGGAACAATGATATTAGGGCGGGACTGATTCGGGTACGGAAGTACTTTAACCCGGTGAAATACATTGGACTGCAAAGACATGAACTTATGCAATCGAAAGAACCGTTCCCCAGGTTACGGATTGCACCGAACTGTACGAATACGATTTGGGAATTGAAACGCTACCACTGGAAAGTGTATCGAGATAAGAAACTGCGTGAAGATTCCAACTTGCAGGAAGTGCCGCACCCTAAAGACGACCATCTGTGTGATGCGTTGCGGTATTGCATTATGACACAGCCGGACCTATATGCCGAGTTGCCGGATTCGAGCTTTAGTGAGGCGGTACAGCGCTCTATGGCCGGTGTCGAAGACCAATTAGAACGCCTTGGTGATCCTGCAATTATGGCCAGTAATACGGTCAGACGTGATGTGGCCGATCCTTTTGGTAGTATCGACAGGCATAACTTATGGCAAGATGGGCCTTTAACAGCTCCTAATCGTAATTCTAGTAACGGTTGGGAGTTTGATGAACATATGGGCGCTCATTATTGATAAGGTGGACGTATGAGTAAACAGCGTAATAGTCAGCGCAGAAACGATCCCGACGCTCGGATGCAATTACGGGGAATCGGAGATTTACGGCATCCAGGGGCGTGCGCTGTATGCGGTAGCGGTAATTGCGATAGCGGTTATGTAGACCTCGGTGTGTATTACGAATACGAAGGCTGGGTGTATTTGTGTCTTTATTGCATTGAGGAAGCCGGAGGCGTTGTCGATATGTTGACGGTGAATGAAAGCGAAAAACTTATAGAGGCTCAACATAAAGCCGAAGGTAAAGCCCTAGCCTTAGAGGAAGAAAACGGAGAATTACATGAACGACTTAATGGTTATGTCTCTGTCATTGCTGATGCTGTCACTTATGGTGGTAATCCTGATCGGCCTGATACTGTACCAAGCAAGCAAGAACCAGAGACTACTAAGGGAACAGCTAAAGGACGAAAGGATACAGAGCCAGCAGTTACTGAATCAACTAAGAAGTCAGGACCTGCCCAGTCTGCACAGTCTGAATCAAGCAACCCTGTCCCCGCATCATTCAGCCTCTGATGAGTATGTACCGAGCCATGACGAGCAATTACAATACGAGTACAATCTTAGAAACAGTGACTTTGCCGAAGGAAACATAGACAATGACCTCATTGCCTCTGGATGGAGCGCCCCGGTCGAATACGCGGAATCGCCGTACGCAGATACACGGACCAGCGGAAACCCTGTCGTCTTCTAGCGATTCTATTACCGGCGCTACCGGAGATAATGAAGGAAACGAGCTTACGACAGAGGAAGCTGGCTTATTACAGCAATTTCGTGAACGTCGTAAGCGTCAAGAATGGGCGTCTTGGGTTGATACTCAATACGAGAAATGTAAGAACGCTCGGCATCCTTTCGAGAAGCAGTGGTATCTTAATCTGTCGTTCCTGAACGGTAAACATTACGTCAGTCCGGTAAATGTGGCAGGACAGGGTTTTAAATTACAGGCGCAGCGGGCTCCGGCATGGCGTGTACGCCTTGTCGTAAACAAGATTCGGGTTGCTATTCGCACGGAAACCTCGAAACTAGTTAAAAATAAGCCTGTTCCCACTGTCGTGCCTGCCACAAGTGAAAATGAAGATTTTAATGCGGCACAGGTAGCAGAAAAACTACTAAAAACAGCGTTTGCGCGTAGTGATTTCTCTAAGACGTACCGTAACTGGATTTGGTGGGGATCGGTAACGGGTAACTCTTTCTTGAAGATGTACTGGAATCCTCAAGCAGAAGACCCATACAACTACCAGCCTCCCGAACCTGAACTTGACAGTAATGGCGAATTGAAGCGCGATCCGCTTACAGGTCAACCTGAAATGGGAGACCCTAAACCGCTTATAGGCCGTATTGCGATTGAATCTATTAATCCGTTTCACATCTATGTACCGGATTTAGTGTCCTACGACCTAGAAGATCAGCCATTTCTTATCCATGCCATGACTCGTAACCCTTTATGGGTGAAGAATACGTTTGGTTTTATGCCTACACCGGACGCTAAAGCGGCTTCGAGTATTATGGATTCAGCCTTTTTGGTGGCTAAAGGCGGAGACGATGTTCTAGATTCGGTTATTGTGAAAGAAGTGTGGCTGAAACCAAATGCCCATTCTGATTTCCCTCAAGGCGGTTTATTGACTGTTATCAATAACCGTGTCGTGCAGGTACGCAAAGAGTGGCCCCTGCCGTACCCTGAGTTTCCTTTCTATAAGTTCTCCAGTATTGATGCTGGCGGGTTTTATGCGGATTCGGTTATCAATGATTTGATCCCGCTGAACAAGGAATACAACAGAACCAAATCCCAGATGATTGAAATCAAGAACACCGTGGGCAAACCGAGCATGATTGCCGAACGAGGATCGGTCAACCCGCATAAGATTACGTCGGAGCCGGGGCAGGTCATTGAGTACGTTCCCGGTTTTAATCCTCCTAAACACCTTCCGCCTGCCGAAGTCAGCCAGACGATGATCCATGAGTTAGACCGTCTGGATTCTGATTTCGATGATATTAGTGGTCAACATGAGATTACTCGTGGTAATACTCCACCGCAGGTATCGAGTGGTACAGCTATTAGCTTCCTTCAAGAGCAAGACGATACGAAACTCACGTATCCTGTTAACTCTATTGAGGAAGCGGTTGAGGAATTAGGTCGCCATTATTTGAAGAATGTGGTGACGTATTGGTCCGATGATCGGCTAGTGAAAGTCGTAGGAAAGAACAATGAATACGAGGCTATCCACCTTAAAGGTAGTGACCTACGTGGTAATACTGACGTTCAGGTTCAATCTGGCAGTGCTTTGCCGGATTCTAAGGCTGCTCGCCAGGCGATGATTACCGAATTCATGCAGAACGGGTGGATCGATCCGTCTACTGGCATGGAGATACTGAATCTTGGAGGCTTCGACAGGGTAGTGGAGGAAGTCCTTGTCGATAAGCGTCAGGCTCAACGTGAAAATATGAAACTCAGTGAAATGTCTGAGGAAGAAATTAGAGCCACGATGGACCCGCCGATTGTCCACGATAAAGATGGTAACGAGACTGTTATTCAAACAGATGATGGTCAGCCGGTTGATCCCGAAACCGAAGAATTGTGGAGTCCTGAGCCACCTATTAGTGCTAATTCGTATGACGACCACGAACAGCATGTGTACTACCACAATATGTACCGTAAGACTCAAGAGTTTGAAGAGTTGCCGGATATTGTGAAACAAGCCTTTGAGTTGCATGTACAGCAACATCAAGCGTATTTAACAATGCCCGCCGAAGGCA